CTTCGTGAGCGTGACCTTTGGTGCTGGCACTGCGGCGACTCCGACCAGCTTGTTCCTCACCATATACAGAACAGGGGAATGGGTGGCTCAAAAGTGTTAGATAACTTGCAAAATGTGATACTAGTTTGCGCTGAGTACAACGGCAGGATGGAATCGGACGCTCTGATCGCAGGGTATGCCAGAGACTACGGACACAAGGCGTCCAAGTTCTCAGCGCTGGGGCATCCGATACTCGACACAACCCGAAGCACTTGGTACACCTTAGACAAGGCAGGCAACAAGACCGAGTGCGAGCCTCCTTCTTACCTGATTTAGAAACTCGTAAAAAACTTCTGAAATAAGCTTGACACGCATTGTTACTCGATTGCATAATCATCACAACGACAACGAAAGGACACAAAGTGAATCTACAATTTAGCGACCTAGTGCAAAAGCTAGAGGCGGAGCGCAACGACATAAGCTACCGAAGCCACTTCACAAAGCCAGAGGTCAAGGTGATAACCAAGACCTTGAAGGTGATACCAGAACGGTTCAAGAAAATCTACTTTCACGCAGGTCGTTACGCCGCCGGAGACAGAGACAAGCTTGCATCCGAGGCTTGGGCTGAGTACGAAAAACTTGAAAACCTATGAAGATTGGCTCGCTCTTTAGCGGTTACGGCGGACTAGACAATGCTGTTGTCAATGTCACAGGCGCAGAAGTTGCGTGGCACTGTGAGTGGGAGTCAGCACCGAGCGCAATCCTTGAAGCTCACTTCCCGGGTGTCCCAAATTACCGTGATGTTACCAAGGTTGACTTCACTCAGGTGGAGCCAGTGGACATTCTTACTGGCGGTTTTCCTTGTCAGGATTTATCATTAGCTGGCAAGCGTGCCGGACTAAGAACAGGAACACGCTCAGGTCTTTGGTCTGAGTTTGCAAGAGCAATAGAAGAACTACAACCTAGATTGGTGGTCATTGAAAATGTCAGAGGATTACTTAGCGCAAGCGCAACCAACCCAGACTTGGAACACTGTCCGTGGTGTATGGGAGAAGCAGGGGATAGCGAACCTGCTTTGCGAGCATTGGGAGCTGTTCTCGGAGACTTGGCAGACCTCGGGTACGATGCGAAATGGCAAGGTTTACGAGCTGCCGACGCAGGCGCTCCCCATAACAGATTCCGAGTTTTCATCATTGCCTATCCTCAGAACTCCAGCAGCTAGCGAAGCCGAACGAGGACACCAGCCAGAAGATAAATCAAAGGCTCGAGGCGGACAAGTAACCCTAAGCGGTCAAATGATGACTTACTTTCCGACCCCGAACACAATGGATTACTTGCCAGCCCGAACCCCTGAGCAAAAAGCTTTGAATAAACACAAAGGCGGATACGCCAATGTAAGGGAAACCGTAGTAAATGACTTGCTCCCAACCACCACTGCCTTGGATTGGAAAGGCGCAAACCATTCCGGCTCAGGCTCAGCATCCAGTAGAGGGATTGCAACCGCAGTCGAAAAAACATTATGGGGCAAGTTCGAGCCAGCAATCAGACGCTGGGAACACGCACTAGGCCGACCAGCACCGCTGCCAACTAAGCCAGACGGCAAGGATGGAGCTCACAGGCTTTCATCGCTATTCACAGAGTGGATGATGGGGCTACCAGAAGGCTGGGTTACAGGTGTCGGACTGACTCGCAATCAGGAACTAAAGGCGTGTGGCAACGGTGTAGTTCCGCAACAGGCTGAGCTGGCTTTGCGAATCTTGCTTGAGGGCGTTACGCTACCGGCTGGGGGGGGGGCAAGTGAATCTTCCAACTCCAACAGTTAGCGACACTTACACTGACAACTTGCAATCAACGCAACAAAAAGAAGGATCTATGCACAGCGTTACGCTGCCACAAGCGGTGCGGATGGTAAGTGATAGAATGGAAGCAGGCCAGAGGCGTAAACCCCTGACCTGCAAAACCGACAATGAGGATGTCGGCAGTTATCATTCTGCCACATCAGATAGGCAGAAATGAAACAAACAAGTCTTTACCGTTATTTTAATAGCGAAGGCCGCCTACTTTATGTAGGAATAACAGGCAATATCAAAGGTCGACAATCACAGCACGCAAAAAAAGCTGAGTGGTTTTCTCAAATAGCCAATGCCACTTATGAGCATTACGATTTTAGAAATGACGCATTTAGAGCTGAAGCGATAGCAATCCGCACAGAGAAACCAATTCACAATATCGCAATGAACAACACACAAGCGGAACAATCACCTTACTTAGATGATTTTAGGTTGAAGCTTCACTTGATGCAAATGTTTCAGGACAAGGACATTGACGGCAAGCAATTTAAGCCCGATGCTGCACACCTTGAATACAGCCGGGAGCTAAAGTCTTGGGGTTCAAATATCTCGGATGAGTTGATTGTTAAAAATCTGCATCAGCTTTGTCTAGATAACTTTGCTGGTAGAAGGGCGCTGCCTTGCTTATCGGAATGTAGAGACTGCAAGGATATCCACAGCACTCGCTGGTTCGAGGAGTGTTTCCATAAGCACTTGGCCTTTGAAAATGAGATTTTTTATGAGAAGATTGAGAGGCTAAAGAAATGAGTATTTCGGCAGTAGCACTAGCCCTTTACCACTCCAAGGCTACCTACTCAGACAGGCTTGTACTTATTGCCATAGCTAACTTTGAAGGCGAACACGGAGCTTGGCCTGCAATTGAAACCATTGGCAGATTATCAGGCGGAATAAATCGCAGAACAGTTCAGCGCTCCATCGACTCACTAATCGCACTCGGCGAACTTAGAGAAGAACGCAGGGAAGGTTTTACTAACAGGTATTACGTTGAAATTACCTGCCCCGATGAGTGCGATAGAAGCGCAAATCACCGAAAAAACAAAGGGGGCGGTGTACAGACCACCCCTGTACAAATGCCACAAGGGGGGGTGGCATCTACGACAAAGGGGGGCGGTGTAGAGACCACAGGGGGGGCGGTGTACAGACCACCCGAACCATTAAATAACCTTGAAAAGAAACCATTACCTAACTTGCGAGATTCTGAAGAAGAAGAATTTGTAAAAAGCTTCAATCAGTTCTGGGAGCTTTACCCAAAGAAGATTGACAAGGGTCGAGCAGTGAAAGACTTTAGAAGCGCTTTGAAAAGAGCAAGCTTTGAAAGCATCATCGCTGGGGTCAAGGCATACAAGGACGATCCCTATCGCAAGCCACAGTTTACGAAGTACCCGTCGTCTTGGCTAAACGCCGATGCTTGGGAAAACTTCATAACCTCCTCAGAGGCTCGTGTTGCTACCGAGGAGCGACGAAGCAAGGACTTGGCTTACAAAGACCAGTTCCTAGCTGACCAACGCTCACAGGAGGCGCTGAGCGCTCCTGCTCCCAAGTGCCAACACGGGAACACGATTGCACTTTGTCGGCGCTGTCTGTCATAATCGGTTTTGTGATTACTCAATGCACTCGTTGCGGTTGGACTTGGGAGGCTAACGCCAACCGGAAGACGCACGAACGCTGCGAGTCCTGTCGTGCAAGGAAATTACAAAAGATAGAAAACTGCATAGTGTGGCACGGACACTTTGCGGAAGATATGGTCACGCCGATCCACGACGACGGACTCACGGTGCTTCCGGGGGTTCGAACTTGTGGCAAGAGTGACTGCTGCAATCCTGCTCACATCGAAAGGTAAATCAAAAATGGCAAAAATAATCATCGAGGACGCCAAGGTCTTCAAGATAATTGAGGGCTACGGCTTCCGAGCTGTCGAGGAGTTTAAGCTTCGCAACGGTGAAGAAGCAAAGCGCTACTTTACAATCTGGACTGACCAGCGAGTCGAAGAAGGTCAGACGTTCACAATCACCGGAGACCTGTCGGTCAAGATTGAGGAATACACAAACCGAGACAACGAGCCTAAGACTTCGGCAGCGGTTCACGTCAACAACGCACAGCTCAAGGCTGACGCTCCGTTCTAATGCTCACAATAGAAGTCTTCGGACTACCTGCTCCACAAGGATCCAAGAGGGTTTTCAATGGACGAGTAGTCGAAGCGTCTGCCAAGACTTTGAAACCTTGGCGGAAGGCAGTATCAGTCGCTTGTCACAATCTACAACTCGACGAGCTTCTGACTGGCCCGGTCAAGGTCGAGGTGAGAATCTTCTTACCTCGTCCTAAGACTGTGACAATAAAAAAGCGGTTCCTCCCAATCGTGCCTCCCGACGTTGACAAGCTGGCCCGGAGCATTTTGGATGGCATAGGACAGAACATCGCCGGAGACACCTCCAAGGACTCGCACGTCTGGGCAGACGACTCTCAGGTCGTCGAGCTTCACGCTTACAAGTTTTACGCCGACGAGCGACAGCCCGGTTGCACCATCATTATCACGCCTCTATAAATTCTTTTAAGAATCTTTGCGAATAAGCTTGACACTTGTTGTCATTCGATAGTAGAATCTAACTACAACGAACACCAACGAAGGGACACACAATGAACAAGCAAGAACTAGAGACAAGACTTCAGATAGCACTAGAGCAGCGCAAGCAGGGATATGCACTAAACGTCCCAACCGCTTTCATTCGCTCAGTCAACGACCAAATCCGCAACTTCCGCAAAGCACTAGCCGAGGTGAACTAATGGAGATGATCGGGCTAACCTTTTGGCTACTGGCCGCCGGAGTAATTTATCTATCGCTACAACTAGGAGACAAAGAAAAATGACAACCAACATCAAGGACACAATGGTCACAATCAAGGAGGCAGCCTCCGAGCTTGGACTTCACCCAAACACAATCCGCAACTACATCAAGGCAGGTCGCATCGACAGCACCCGACTTGGCCCTCGCCTGATTCGCATCGACCGAAGCGAGCTTTACAAGATTGCAGGAGGCGACCCAGAATGGAGGCAGCGCTAAAGCAAACCCGGCAGACTGTCGAACATCATATTGACCTGCTAGAAATGACAGCGTTTAATCTTGGCTTTGAAGCGTGCCTTTACGCACTCGACGAACTATCTAACATCAAGCACAACCGAGACGAACTAATCGCAGCGGAGCATTTTCGTTGGGCAGCCAAAGAGCTAAGGGGAGAGAATGTTAAAGATTAGAAACTGGGCAGACTTCAAGTACGAAGTTGCAGAATTGCTTTTTGCTAAGCAGCTTGACGAAGCCTACAAGGACGGCATCCGAATCGGAGCAGAGTTTGCGACCCGAAAGCTGTCTTTCGAGGTAAGCCTAAAGAGACACCTCACCCTCACCAAGGTTGAGTCGAGGGGTTACGACTACGCCTTCGTTGCAATTAACAGGGCAAAAGAAGAAATCCGAAACACGACAGGAGCTTCCGTATGAAAATCCCAGTGCAAGTATTCACGACGCCATCGTGTGTCCAGTGCGCAGCTACTACGAGGCTAATGGACAAGCTAGGCATCATCTACGACAAGGTAGACCTAACGCAACACCCGGAGGCGCTAGAGCGCTTCAAGCTCATCGGTCACACAACTGCACCGATAGTTGTCACTGACCGCAAAACTTGGTCGGGCTTTCGTGTCGAGAAGATCAGAAGCTTAGCTAACTTTCTAGCAAGTGATGAGGCTAAGGGATGATTGAAATGAAAGACATAAGCGGCAAAATCCTCTGGACAAAAGGCCGTGAAGCCGGCGTCGAGGCAGAGCGTGAGCGCATAAGCAAAATGGCTCAAGCAAGGATCTGTTTTGACTTTCAAGAGTCTGGCAAGTGCGACCACTCAGTCTGCTACGGCATTGCAGAGCTAATTATAACAATTAGAGAGGCACAAGTTGGCTGATGAAAGCAACGACAGCAACAAGCTTTACTGGACACTAGGCTACGACGCTGGGGTCGAGCTAGAGCGTGAGCGCATCATAAAGGTAATGAAAGACCTAGCTGCAACCAGAGACATTCTGCAGACACTAAGTTACCCGTTTCTTGCTCAGGAAATAGAGGCAGCCATTAAGAAGGGGCAAGAATGACCGGGAAGCACCGCAAGGAAAGAAATCCGCTGAATTGGCTTTTATTTTCCGCAGGGATGGCAGTCGGTATGGCAATTTTTGCGCTGTTCTTTTTGGCAATCGTGCTACTAGACAAGATGTAAGGAGGCACAAGATGACTAAGAAAACACGGTCAGAGATTATGACTAAGAAAAAGTGGTCAGAGATTGGCAGGAAAGCCAGTGCATACTTTGCACCTAATTACCACTTATGTCAGAACTATACCGAAAGCGGTAGTTTCCTGACAATCCACAAAAACATAAAAGCCAGCATCCACAAAAATGCACAAGACTCCACAATAGTGGAATGTAACTTTTACGACACAAAGGCCATAGTAACCGATTGGTTACAAGTGTTATCAAACCCCTTGCGATTGTTTAGAGGGCTAAACGATTGTAAGCACTACCTTTTTCACCCTCACCAAGCTACCTTTTACACCTACACGAAAGGGACAAAATGAGCATCAACGAACTAATCGCAACGAACGGGCAAATTTGGTACAAGGCAGGACAACTTGCAGAGCGCCAGCGTGCCATCCGTTTAGCGCAGCATATTGCAGTTGTGAGCGAGCCTGCTATTGGCGAACCTAAAGACATTGTGTTTCTTGACGACTTGATTGCATACCTATTCGACGAGGACGAGAAATGAACAAGGACAAGCAATATCAGCAGGTAACCAACGACTTCAAGCAGGCATCTGGACTGTTGCGTCACGATTTAGTTTGGAGCGCCGACCTAGAGTCTATCCGCTTAGATTTAGCGGAATACCTAGACGTCAAGGCAGGTCTTAGCTTGGCTAACCATCCGTCTCTAATCAAGATCGCACAAAAGCTAATCGCAACCGATAACGACCTGACAATCTAAGGAGCAAAAATGCTTGAAGATTTAGCAAGACCGCAAAGCAAAGCAGTTTATTGCAAGGTAGAGATGCAGTTAGCAGAACTCGAACCAAACGACAGAGACATACTCATCGGAGCTTTAGCCGACCTTCGGGCTTGGCCTGCCAGCACTTTGTCAACTCAGCTCCGGCTCAAGGGGCTTAGCTTGGCAGACGTGACCATAACCAAACATCGCACTCAAGCCTGCGCTTGCTACAGGGGATAGGCTTAGAAGATGCTAGAGGACTTGAACTCACTATCCAACCAAGGCAGCGACCGAAGGCAAACAGCACCTAAAGAGTCTTGGCGTCCGCAACTAGAACTGGATGCAAACGGAGGATACTTCGTGAGTTCGCCTCGCAAGGACGAACCGTCTGGCTCCGACGAGCTTCTTGCAGAGTTTGACTTGAATCCGGCAGAGTGGCTGGTCATAAGCGTCAAACGTTCCAAGTGGGAGACACGCTCAGGTGAGTGGTTGCAGTCTTACCGGGTAAGCCTAAAGCCATCTTCGCTCCGAGGTTCGCTTCTCGACCCTAGCGAGCTGGAAGCAGAGATAAAGAAGTGGCGACCTCCTCGTGCTGCCAAGCCAACATACGGCAACCTAACGGCTATCTACAACATCGGCGACACTCAGTGGGGCAAAGACGCAGGAGACGGCACACAAGGCACTGTCGGGCGTGTGAGACGTGGACTAGAAGCAAGCCTCCTTCGCCACAAAGAAATAAAAGACCGGGGGGTAGGTCAGATAGCATTGCCTCAGCTTGGAGATTGCATCGAGGGCGTTGTATCTCAGGGCGGAAGAATAGCAGGGCGACTAGACCTAGACCTTACTTCACAAATCCGAGTGGGACGACGCATCTTGCTTGAGTGGGTAAAGGCGTTTGCACCATTGACTGAAGACCTAGTGATACCAGTCGTCCCCGGCAACCACGATGAGTCGCACCGACAGCTTCTAACTGACCCTGTTGACTCGTGGCAGGTAGAGATTGTCTCTCAGGTGCTAGATATCTGCAAGGAGAGTCCCGACCTTCAGCACGTCACAGGACGCTTCCCAGCACGAGACAACACAACCCTTGCTTGCAACTTCAACGGAACGATTGTCGGCTTCGCTCACGGTCACCAAATCCGGGACGTGCAAAAATGGATGGGCGGTCAGGCACTGGGTCGAACAGGAGTCGGGCAAAGTGACGTGCTGATAACAGGTCATTATCACCATTTCGCAGCTAAGCAAATGAATCAAACGCTGTGGCTTCAAGTCCCAGCTATGGATGGTGGCTCGCACTGGTTTGCTGACAGAACAGGTATGGGAGGCAACACGCCAACAGGAATCGTCTCGCTGGTAGTCGGTGAGGGATACGACCCTCGCAGAGACCTGGCTGTCCTGTCGGGTGAGTGGGACAAGTGAAGCCCTTTGACCAAAAGCTTTACGACCAAGACGACAACGCCAAAGAGATAGTGATCGAGTGGCTAAGCACTTTCGACATTATCGCTAGGGTGAACCCTGACCCTTATGGGATAGACCTACTGGCTCACGGGCCAAAGGGCAACTACGACATAGAAGTCGAAGTTAAACACAACTGGAAAGGCGAGAGGTTTCCGTTTGAGACGGTTCACTTCTCAGCTCGCAAGACAAAGTTCATTACGCACCTGCCTAATAACATTTTCGTTATGCTCAACCACGAGTGGACTCACGCACTGATCATCACTGGCGAGGTTATGCAAGCGAGCAAGAAGATAAGGAAAGACACTACCTACACCAAGCAAGAAGAATTTCTAGAGGTTCAAGTTAGCAGGGGTAAGGTCGTGAGATTACACTAATGCCAAATTACGATTACAAGTGCCGAGGGTGTAACCTCATTCAAAGCGTGACGCACCCCATTACCCAAGACCCGAACCTTCCCTGCCCTCGGTGTGGTACTGCCCTAGTCAGAGTTCCAAGCGTTCTAGCAGTAACTTTCAACGCAAAAGACTTTTACTCGACGAGTCCCTGATGGGTAGGTGGCCACAACCTTGCGCAGTTTGCGGAATATTGACAAAAGGAAATGCTAGGTGTGACCCCCACGAGAGGGAATACCGGCAGCGCAGGGCTAGAGCGGCAGACGCTCGTGTAGATACTAGGAAGAAATCTCAGTTATACAATTACGCTTATCGACAAGAAGCAAAGAGGGTAAAGGAAAACGCTACTCACTGCCACTTGTGTAAGGAACCCTTCCTAGAGGGGCAGCCCATCGACGCTGATCATCTTTTGGCAGGTCTTGTGGACAGCCCTTTAGCAGCAGCTCATCGAGTCTGCAACCAACGCAGAGGAGCGAAGCCACTTGACCAGTAATGGTGCTAGAGTCCTACCAGTAGGGCGCATCATCGGGGAGTGGGGTAAATCTCCTTTACAGCCCTTACCAACACCCCCCAACCTAACTCTGCGCACATCGTCGCAGTTCAAACCTTTTCGGGTAGGCTGGAACTATGCCTAACCCAGCGAAGCCAATAGAGCAAAAGCGACTGCTCGGAAACCCCGGACGCAAGCCACTGCCAGACAAGGTTACGACCATAAGCCTTGAGGGTGGCAGGGTGGAACCGCTGCGAGAACTAGAGCAGGCAGGGCAACAGTTGTGGGACTCTGTGTTCAATTACGCCGAGCTTTGGATAAGCCCTCGAACAGACGTTCACCTTTTGCAAATGACTTGCGAGCAACTCGACCGTCGAGAACAAATCAAGCAGGCGATTGCCTCTAGCGACGACTGGCACTTGTTCAAACAGCTCAACGATTTAGAGCGCCTTGTTAGCTCCAACCTTGGCTTGCTCGGGTTTACTCCTAGCGACAGGAGCCGACTCGGGCTTGCCGAGATAAAGGCAAAGTCTAGATTGCAAGAATTACTAGAGCGAAATGCCTAGCGGTTGGCCTCCTGCGTGGCTTACTCCGGTGGAGGCAGCCTCACTCGCCGAGGGTAAAGGCGACCTTGCCATCGACTTTATCGAAGCGTTCGGCATAATTACCAAGGACTCGATCGCAGGCGCTCAAGGGTCACAGCTTATTTTGCGAGACTGGCAGAAGGATTT